AGTTATTTCTCGATGAAAAGTTTTACAAAGAGTCTTTAATGATGGCTATTCTCGATGAAACAAGAGATGAACCAATTGATGAAATAACGGCTGACGTTGAAAGACAAGAGCGTGGCTATCTGATTACATTTACAACACTTACACAAGGAGTTACATAATGGCTATTCAAGGACATACTGGATCAGTTAAGGTCGGTGCTGCTACTATGGGTAATGCTAAGGCTTGGTCTTTAGACATCTCACAGGAAACAGCTGACGTTACTGACTTCGGTTCATCTGGCTGGAAAGAATCTGCCGCGACTTTAAAATCGTGGTCTGGTTCATTAACAGCTATTTTTGATGCTACTGGAACATCTGAAGGCGCGTTACTTGGCGCATTGACTGGTGGTACAACATTAGCATTAGAATTACACGCTGGTTTGACAACTGATACAGAGGCTTATGACAAGTACACTGGAACAGCAAATATTACCAGTATGAGTATAACTGACGATGTGAACGGTATTATCGAAGCTACTTTCAATTTTGAAGGTACTGGGGCAATAACAATCGCATAACATTTAAGGGCTTTAATTAGCCCTTTTTTACTATATGGATAAATTACTAAAGGCTCTCGAAAAAGAGAAAGGGCGTGTACGTTCAGCAGATGTATTAGTTGAGGGTAAAGCACATAAGATTTATTATAAGTTAATGTCTGGTCAAGACCACGAAAGGGCATTAGAACTATCTAAACGCACTAAAAACGTCAAAGAAGTTGATGGCTCAACTACTGAATTAACTTATTATGATGATGATTTAATTCGTAGTCATATAATCTATTTTCAGCTTCTTGATAAAGAGGGTGAGAGAGCGTTTAGTAATTTAACCGAAATAAAATGGATAAAAGATAACATAGCTTATGAAACAGCGTGTTATTTGGGCGCTTTAATGGGTTTGAAGTCTGTTAGTGATATAGTTGAAGAACAACAAGAAATACTAAAAAAGATGAATGGCTAAAGACAAAGGCATATCTTGCTTTTGAACTTCATAAGACCATATCAGAAATAAACGCTTTACCAATGGAAGAAATTGGTACACTATTAGCATACAAAATCCAGATTAATAAGGAAAAAAATAATGGCTAAGAAGATTGAAATTGAAATACTCGCGAAAGGCAAACCAGCCGAAAGATCAATTGACAAAGTTAGCAAGAAAACTAAGAAATTAGCAAAAACAACTGAAAAAGCTGGTGGTGGTATGTCTGCTTCTTGGGTTAAAGTTGGATTAGCAGTCGCTGGTGTTGGTGTAGCTTTAAAGAAAACCACAGAAGCACACGCTGTACAGCTTAAAGCAGAAGTTGCGCTTAATACTGCGCTAAGATTAAACGCCAAACAAGGTGAAAATACCCTTGCGATGTGGAAAGATTATGCGTCTGGTTTACAAGCAGTCACTATATTTGGTGACGAAATGACTTTACAACAGCTGGCAATGCTGAAAACAATGGGATTGTCTGATAAACAGACCAAAGAAGTTATTGAAACAGCGATGGATTATGCCACTGCGTTTGGTAAAGACGTTCCAAGTGCAGTTAAAGAACTTACAATGACGTTATCTGGTCAATTAGGTACGATTAAGCGTACTATGCCAGCATTGCGTGAGTACACCAAAGAAGAATTGAAGCAAGGTGTTGTCATTAGAGATGTCGCAAAACTAATGGAAGGTCAATCTAAGATATTAGCCGACACACCTTGGGGTGAATCTGTTCAATTAGCCAACCAGTATGGCGATGAATTAGAAAGAATTGGCGATCAAGCATTAGAAATAGGTTCTGAATCGGGGTTATTTGCTGGAATTAGTGCAAGATTATCAGACTTGTCATTAGGTTTTAGGGGTGTTGCTCAAGATATTAAAGGAATGATGCAATTCTTTTCAGATACACCAGACGAAGAACGAATTAAATGGCTTAAAACACAAATTAAACTTCTTGAAGATGCAGAAAAAGCCACTAAAGATAGTTCATTACTTCAATTTGGCGAAATGGTTAGTGGTTGGTTTGGTCAAGATAGCACAACCAAGCTAAAAGAATACAAAGAAGAATTAGCTGGATTGAAACCAATTGTTGAAGAAAATAATGAGGTTATCAAAAAAGGCGCAGACCAACAAAAAGAACTTAGTGAGGTTGGCAAGAAAGTTACAAAAGGCTTAGAAGATGCTTTTGTTAATATGGCAATGGGTGTTAAGACTTCATTCAAGGATATGGCACGTTCAATCATTGCTTATATGATTCGTATTCAGTATCAAAAAACAATTGGTAAAGCAATACTTGGTTTATTCCACACGGGAACGGCTGAAGTTAAACATACTGGTGGTAGTATTGGCTCGAGTAAGATACCATCATTCCATACTGGGATGCGTTCTGATGAACGATTAGCTAAATTACAAGTTGGTGAAGCTGTTATTAATCGTGGTGGTGCTTCTAAGAACAGAGCATCAATCGAAGCAATGAATAAAGGATATGCAGTGGGTGGTAATGGTGGCAATGTTACTACTGCTGAAATTAACTTTAATGTTCAAGCAATTGACGCGGCTTCATTTAACTCTTATTTAGTTAATAACAAAGGTACAATTGAGGGCATTATTAATCAATCACTTTCAAGCAATGGTTCGGTTAGAAGAACAGTCAAACAAGTAATTTAATAATGAATAATTTAACAAGTAATATATTAGCTAATCACAGCAATATTCAAGTTGAAGAATGGTTAAAACAAGGCAATACAATACAGTTCAATTCTGGAAAGAATCAACGTATAGTTAATTCATCAATTCCAGCATTAGAAATAGTGCTTAATTATAAGAATATGTCGCTTGATAATTTTGAATCGTTAAGAAACATATACGAGCAAAACCATTCAAATACTTTTATTGTAGATGCTGATGATATAAATGATTTGCGACCAGACGTAATGGGGCTTAATTCGTCTGTATGGGCGTTTAAAGACTTCAAATTTCGCGTTACAGCTAACCATTTATTCAACGGAACAGTTACGCTTGTTTCTTCTGTTTTCTTTAATTACAGCGAATATACTGACGCATTAACACAAGCATCTTCTTATTCACCAATTACATCAACTAATACTGATTTTGATACTTTATTAGATATTGCACAGCCCTATCAAGTCGAATATGATTATGTTCGTAATTCAATCTTCAGCAATATTGGTCAATCAGCCAGACACATTAAAGATAAAGGTGGTTTAAGACGTAAATGGAACTTATCTTGGTTGTTAAATGAAACACAGTTTTTATCATTGCAGAAGTTCTATCGTCAAAAAGCTGGAATTATGGGTAGCTTTGGTATTCCAGATCGAGGCTATAAACCACACCAATACAATACGGTTGAATTGTTTGATGAAATGACAACTTATATTGAAGATTACACTGATTATTTTGCTGATGATTATTTAGAAAATGAGGGTGAATTTATGCTTGTTTTATCTGGTACTGGTGTTGAAGTTGATGATGGTTTATTTAGTAAAACAAATGCTATTTTTGTGGATGATGCGTTTAAATTTACCAAGCGCGTTGATAATATGTATGTATGTTCAGCCGATATAGTGGAATCATTAAATGTCTAAAACAATATCAAACAATTCAAGAGGGGATAATGCGTTTGCATTAGTTCATTTATTTGAGTTTCAAATGGATAAAGACTGGGATGGAAGTGTTGGCGAATCTGGGGAAATTTTATACTTTACAGATCACGATGTATTTGTTGAATATAACAGTATTGAGTACACGCCTTTGGCGATTACTTTTGACCAATTGAAAGAAGATTTAAGTATGACATCAGATTCTATTAATATATCTATTGATAATGTTAATGGTGCTTTAACAACAGAAGCGTTAGCGTCTGAATGGCGCAGTAATAATTGTAAAATAACAAGAATTATTTACACACCACCATCTGAAACTATTGGTTCTGATGTTTATGAATTTGGTGTTAGTGATACAAAGACTAATCCAAGCAATGTAAGTATCTATCCAAAGTTAGATTTTGCAGATGTTACCGATTATGACGCTTATATTTTGTTCAAAGGGATTATTGATACATTTAACGCATCGGCACAGGTTCTAAATGGAACACTAACAACCAAGTTCATTAATTGGAACAAATCATACCCAATTCGCACATATAATCAAAATGAATTTACTTCTGTAATTAATGCTATATCAACTGAAATATACTGGGGTAGGCAGAATGTCACATAATTGTTTCACAGTTGTTATTCAATATCTAAGTGTTCGTTATCCGTTACCTAAAATATGGAAAGATTATGTTATAAACGTCAACAATCTTGATGAATACGTTAAGAATGAAAAAAGGTTTTTAGCCAAGCGTGAACATATTGGTTTTTTTAAGAGTTTTTGTAAAAAAGTAAAGACTGCTAAAAAAGACGATATAGTTCTTACTAAAACATCAGTTGGTGTTGCTATAAACAAGTTTACTTATTGGGTTTATAATCACGATTTAGAGCGTATTGAACATAACAAATTAGACAAGGATTGTATTATTATGAGGTTATCTAATGGGTAAGGCTGTTAAGTCAGTTATAGGTGTTGGTTTAGCTCTTGCTGGTGCTGGTGTGTTTGGCGTACTTGGTACAGCGTTTACACTTGGTGGTGTTGCCATTTCTTATGGATCAATCGCTTCATTAGTTGGGTTATCATTGCTCGGCTCTGCTTTAGCCCCCGATATTGGTGATATGTTTGGTGCTGATTCTTATTCTGGGCAAAAATTACAGACCAGAAAAGACAATACTTCAGCTGTTCCCGTTGTTTATGGATTAAACAAATTAGCTGGTAATATTATCTGGCAAACAACCAATGCTGAAATTAATACAAACAGTAGTACGAATGGATACAACCGAGATTATTGGGCAATATATGCTTTAGCTGGACACAATATTGAAGATATAACTAAGGTCTATGCCAATACATTAGCATTAACTGACAAGGGTTCTGATAAATTTACGTCTGAATATACACATATTAAATGGTATGACTCATCTGTTACTGATACTGATTTGAATGATATTATTTTTGTAACTAATGCTGATGGTTCATCTCAAACATTTGGTTCAATGCTTGGTGGTATAGCTGAATCTGATTTAACATTATCTTATTCTAATACATCAACTAACAGAGGTTTATTATTAAATGGCTCTATTGGTACTGGTGTTAATAAAGGGTGGGAAGTTCCTTGGGCTAATAATTGGATTCAATTTGACTTAGGTTCTTTATCTAATTTGTACTCTGTTGGTTTTAAATTTGTACAGACAAATTCGCTAAATGATGACATTGTATATGATATTAAACTTCAATATCAAGATGGCGCTAATTGGGTTGATACTGGTGATTCAATATCTGGCACAATCTATCAAGAAGAAGATGATACTTATTCAGAGATACCAACTTACACAATAAACAACACACACGCAACAGCCAGACAGACTTGGCGAGTATTTATAACTACATTGGAAAACCACGGTGGTGTTGGTGTAGTTGGTGAATTATTTATTAATTCAAACACTGTTGTTGATGTTGATATTCCAAAAGATACGGCTTATTTAGCTGTTCACCAAGTTTTTGATGGTCAAGATAACAAGAATACAGAACTTGACAATATATTAGTTGAAATGAAAGGTAAAAAGATTAGATCAATATCATCTTCTGGTTTTGGTGCTGTTGCTTATTCAAATAATCCAGCAGAAATTATTGCTGATTTATTAACAGACGGATTATCCATCGCTGATGCAGATATAGATATATCTTCGTTTAATCAAGCCAGACAAAGCTGTTCTTCAAACAGTTGGTCAGCTAATGTTGCGTTCATTCAACAAGCAAATATACAATCAGTTATTAATGATATTTTGTCTACTTGTCGCGCTCAAATTATTCATTCTGGTGGTAAGTGGAAGTTAAAAATAGATACTAAATCACAAACTTCAGTTGCCACTATTACTGATAATGATATTATTAATCAATCATTATCTATTTCAATGGCTGGTAATCAAGAAATTGCTAACAAAATTACGGTTAAATATATTAACCCAGCCGATGAATGGTTATCTGCTCAAGCGTTTAAACAAGACGCAGATTTAGTAAGTTGGGATGATCAAATCATTGAAAAGGCACTTGATATTAAAAGTATTACAAACACAAACCAAGCATCACAATTAGCAGAAATTACCTTAAATTCAATGCGTTATACTGAAGATGCTTCTGGAAACCGTATTAAACAAACGCCGCTTGTGTTATCATTTGCGACAACAGTTAAGAACGCGCATTTAGAGGTTGGTGATGTTATATCAATAGATCACGATGTGCTTGATAGGGTAAGAAAGTTTGTTATACTTTCAGCAGAAACAGACCAGAGTGGATTAATTCAAGTTTCAACACGCGAATATGCTGAAACACATTATAAAGATTCATCTGGTACATACTTAATTTAAGAGGTTTTATATGGCAACGATTGTAACAAGAAGTGGTAAGGGTAGCCCATTAACGCATACGGAAATGGACTCTAACCTAACTAATTTGAATGCACCAGCAGTACCAACTGGTACTGGTCAAACTAATGGTTTATTGACTCATCAAGATAAATCTAAATTAGATGGTGTCGCAAATAATGCTAATAATTACGGACATCCAGGTGGCGATGGTAATTTACACGTTCCAGCGACAAGTACAACTAATAATGGTAAGATTCTAACTGCTGGTTCTACTGCTGGTTCAATAGCTTGGCAAGATGCGCCAGTTAGCTTACCAACACAATCAGATCCAGCCACGGTTAATAAGTATTTAAAATCTAATGGTTCTGTTGCAAGTTGGGCAGATGTTGCTGGTGGTGGTGCTTCTGCTTTTAATAATTTAACTGATGGTACAGTATCGGCTTCTGATCCAACAGTTACAAGTTGTGAAGATGCAACCCCAGACTTAGCTGTTGGTCATATTTGGGTTAATAAGACTTCTGGTGAAGCGTATGTCTGTACTAATGCCACAGTAGCTAATAATATTTGGAAGAACATTGGTGATGGTACTGGCAATATATCGCCAAATGACCCACCAGTAATAACTGGGTTAACAGTTGATACTACTGCTATTGCTTCTTATTCTTGGGCAGATATTAACACTGGTTCAACAAACACTTATACAATCGCTGGTGCAACTGACCCAGATGGCACTGATAGTGCTATTGTTTATTCAATTATTAATATTAGTAATGCCAATCTAACCGCTTCTGGCGGTGTAGCTGGAACAGATAATGTAACTTTAACTGTTGGTACTCTTAGTGCTGACATTAATGGTGTTACCTTTAATATTAGGGCAACAGATGAAGCTGGTGGTACGACTGATTCAGCACAACAAAGTATTAATTTGAAAGCAGTCACTTCTTATTCTGTTGATTATCTTGTTGTCGCTGGTGGTGCTGGTGGAACTGCTGGAAACGGTGCTGGTTGTGGAGGTGGTGGTGCTGGTGGTTATCGTACCAGCTTTGGAACGGGTAATATTTCTGGTAGATTATCAGCAGTCGAAACTGACTTAGCACTAAACGCATCAACAGTCTATACTATTACAGTCGGAGGTGGTGGTGCAAGTTGTAATAGTAGTAATTTTGCGAGTATAAGAGATGGTGGTACATCATCAATTACTGGTTCTGATATAACCACAGTAACAACTACTGGTGGTGGTATGGGTGGTTCTGAAGGTGCGGCTTATGATGGTCGGGCTGGTGGCTCTGGTGGTGGTGGTGCTTATGGTGCTAATGGTGGTGAAGCTGGTGGTACTGGAACAGCTAATGAGGGTTTTGATGGTGGAACTTCAAATTCTTATTATGCATCTTCTTACCCAGCATCTGGTGGTGGTGGTGCTGGTTCAATAGGTGGTGAAAACGCATCAGCTACTATGGGTGCTGGTGGCTCTGGTTTACAGTGTAATATTGATAATAATAATTATTATTACGCAGGTGGTGGTGGTGGTGGTGCGCGCTCTGGTGCTACTGGTGGTGCTGGTGGAAATAGTGTCGGTGGTAATGGTTCTTCTGGTGGTAACGGTGGTAATGGTGTAGCTAATAGAGGTTCTGGTGGTGGAGGTGCTGACCAAAGCCATACTTCGGGTGCTGGTTCTTCGGGTGTAGTAATACTCCGTATGCTAACTACCGATTTAGGAACATATACTGGCTCACCAGCAGTAGCAACAGTCGGTCTTTATACAGTATTAACATATACTGGTGTTGGAACTTACACTTATACGGGATAAATTATGGCTCATTATGCAAAATTAGGTTTAAATTCAAAAGTTATACAAATACTTGTTATTAATAATGATGTTATTACCGATGCTGATGGTAATGAACAAGAACAACTTGGGATTGACTTTTTAAACGATTTATACAACTACCCATTCTGGGTACAGACTTCATATAATGGGAACTTTAGAAAGAATTATGCTGGTATTGGTTATCGTTATGACGATGATTTAGATGCTTTTATCTCACCAAAACCATTCACATCTTGGACTCTTAATGAAGAAACTTGTCGGTGGGATTCACCAACACCAAGACCAGACGATGGTGAGATGTATATGTGGGATGAAGAAACCCAAGATTGGTCTGTATTAGCTGAACAATAAGGATTATGAATGGAACTATCAGATGTTATATTAACCCTTGTCGGCATAATCTCGGCAATTACTGGTGGAGTTGTGAAAGCACTGGTTGCTGATTTAAAAGATGTTGAAAAGCAGATAGCTAATCTGCCAAAAGAATACGTTATTAAGCGTGATTATCACGAAGAAATGATGACTTATAAGGCAGATGTTAAAGATGACATCAAAGAGATTAAGAAATTGATCGGAAAACTGTTTGATAAAGTTCAAGGTAAAAGAAAATAACTGTGCGCCTAATATATGCCCTTTTAATGGCTACCTTGTTAATCGGGTGTGAAAGTATTAAAGTACGAAATTTGGGCAAATCTGGGGTTGCTACGACCATTGCTTATGTAACTGGCGGCACTATCCCAGCAATAGCAGTTCTTGGTTCTTCGATGGCTTACGATGAAGTCATACCAACTGAACCACAAATCAAAGATATTAAGACTAAAGAACAAGCAGTGGCACACGTTGCTGATTCATTCTTTATGAACGCCTTATACGGCTTTATAGCGTTCTTATTAATAACAAACATACTAACACCTTGGTTAGCATCTAAAAAAGGTTATAATCAAGCGAAAGCTAAATATAGGAGCAGAAAAGATGATTGATAAATTAAAGAACTTAGATAAGAAGTGGTGGGTTGTAGCGTTCTTCGTTGTAGCCATTGTAGCTAACCTTCTTGGCTTTGGTGGTTAATAATGCTTAAAATATTACTGATCGCCTTAACACTAACATTGTCGGGTTGTATGATTAACCCTTTGGCTATGTTAGATACTATTAAAGTTATGGTTGATAAGACTACTGGCAAGGTGTTAAACGTAATTCATACACCAGTTGTTAAATAAAGAAACTAAAATACCGCTTTCTATTGTTGTTGCTTTTGTATCGGCAGTAGCTGGTGGTATTTGGACTACTGCTACATTGTGGTCTGAATATAAATTGTTACAAGACAGGGTATTAAACATTAAACCGTATGATGACACTTGGGTTAAGGCTCATACGCAATACTCGACAGACCACTATTTAAAAGAGATAGCCAAACTTCAAGTTGAGGTTAGTAACTTAAAGGACAGATTGAAATGAAACTTAAATGCGTGTTTATATTTGTTTTTGGTATGTCTATATCCTTAATGGGGTTTGCGTTCTTTCAACAAATGATGACAGCACCACAAAAGCTAATGATGATGCCACAGCAGATGGTTTGTCCGCCTTGTAATTGTCAAACTAAATAGACTTCATTGCTTTAACAAACATTTCGTCAAACATACCGCGTGAATGAATCCGTCTTAGTTTATATGAGGTTTCATTACCTTTGGTTTTTTGTTGTTTATTACGCCAAACCTTAACTGGGTCAGAATGAATTGATAAGCGTGTACGCGCATTATTAATCGATATACCAACAACTTTAGCTACTTCTTGTGCTGTTGTAATATAACCATCATCAAGCGTGTACTTCTTAAACTTGCCTTTGTTAGACATTAAAACGGGATGCTGTCGTTAAAGGGTGCGTCAGCTTCAACTGGCTCAATTGGTTCATTAGATGTTGATGGTACGAATTCACCACCTTGATCTTCTGGCTTAACCCATTTATCAGATACCTTGATCGATAAAAACTTCTTACCGCTTTTAGCTGTTCTTACCCAAGCCGCAAGGTCTTTCTCAACACCATTAGCATCTTCAAAACTACCAGAATAATCTGGTGCTTTATCGTTTCCCTTCTTGTCATTGGCGAACAATACGCCAGTATTCTTGTTATCGTATTCCATATTCATACTCCATTTTTATCAAAATTATGTATCTCAACCTTGTGAAGATACTCTCTTACTTTTTCCATCCCGACACAATGGTCATAGGTTGGAAAGTAATATTGCCAATAGCCACCGCTTCCATTAATCCAATAAAAGAATGTCATTGCGTGTTTGTTTGTATTCTTAGCAAAATCAACTATTGCCGTTGTTTCACTTAACGGTATTATTTGAGATACTTGGAATATCTCACCATACCCACGCGCTGGGTTACTAAATACTTCGGCAGTTTCCTTAGCTTTCTTATGCAATAAATGTACTTTTTTCTTTTCCATAATAATTCCATAATAAATTTGGTGTCGGCTTTACGTGCCGACTAAACGCATCGTTTATCTTTACTGACGAGGCGGAAGAGCAATTGCGTAAAACTAACAAGAAAAACGCAATACTTGTATTCCCCGACTGCTCAATAAAGGTGATGAACCCAGCAGTCTATAAGGATTCCTTAACAAAATCTTTTTCAGCAGTCGATAAATTCTTCCAGACAAAATCAGCGATCTGTTTACCGTTTGACTTCTTCGTAATATCGTTCCATATTTCTTTAGATGATTCGGCATCAGATTCACCAATAGCTTCTGATATTTCAACTAATGCTTTGCCAGATTGCGCTTCAAGTTCTTCTTGCTGTAAGATAGCCGTCTGGACTTCTTCTGCTGAAGCTACTGATCCATCAATGCCGATTCCGAATGTTCCAAGTGCGCGACCAATTGCTGATGTTTCACAGTTTTCGATGTAACTTGTTTTATTGATATTAGTTGAACCTTCGCGTTCATAAGCATATCCAGTTGATCGTACATTGCCGTCAACAATTATGTTAGCTTTGAATACGCAAATGCCATTATCATTACTAACCATTTCAGTGATGATTGAACCATCTTCGTAATTCTCTCTGAAGTATTTGATACGTTGATTAACTTCAACATAACCCCTGCCGTGAATATTTACTGTTTTTAGCTTTGCCATTTTCTTCTCCGTTTTATTAAAAAGTGTTTTAATTTTACCATATTAGTGTTAATCCCACCAGACGATATATATGATTAATACCGCCCACCAGATGATGAATGAATAGAATAATAAATCAAACATCATTCGACATATTCCAAGAACCATTCGCCATAATTGATGTCAAGTTCAACATCCACGCCATAACATTCATTATGGTCTTTCGCCATACATTCACGCAATGTTGGACTATCACCAGTGCCATACGCATCTTTAGTACGCCCACACAAATTACAAACCTTGCAATACTTACCTTCATCTTGAACCCATTCAAAGATGGATTCATAGACTACTTCTTTAGCGTGTTCAATTTGTGCCATCTTTAATACCCATTATTGATGCTAAAAATTCGTCAAATTCTTGTCTAAATTCAGCTGATGCGAAAACCTTGCTTACATAGTCTTTATCAATGTACAATGCTTGGTCTGGTTCTTGGTCATTCTGGTAATCTTCTGGTTGTGTGTTGTCAACATCAATCATAGTGATACTCCTATAATAAAGCCAATGAATAAACCTAATATCAATGTGTAGCCGTTCTTAATAGAACCGTCTATATCAATAATTCGGTTTGAGATTCTGCGAGTGATTCTATCGCCTAAGTTAGTTTGATGTCTTGTAATCATTTGTTGCTCCGTTTTGTTTAAAGTAAGTTTATTATAACACCCTTTTTCAATAATGCAAATATATTTTAATATAATTAATCAAATAATTAACTAACACTTTTATATTGGTTCGTTTATAATAATCCCAGAACGAAAAAAACCCCCGAAAGTCTATCAACAATCGAGGGTTAAAATTAGGTGATTGCCCCACCTTGTGAGATATTATACTATATCTTGACATAATGGCAAATCACTTATTAATACGACTGGTGATATGTCTATCTAATTAGATTCACTCACACCAGAATAATAAAAAAGAGATCGCGCAAACGTGTTGTTCTAAGTTGTGATTGATGTTGAATAAGTCGTTAGTTTAAGTGTAAGAAAAGGCATTTACTTTCGTTACGAACTTATTGGGGTAATGAACCCCGTACAGTGTTCTAAATTCAATGTAGTTGGCAAATGGCGCGGCACTATATTAGTGGTGATACAACTAACCAGATGATTATATTAGTTCTGGCTTGGATAATGCTCTGACGTAGCTTTATACCGATGTTAATCTCTCAAGGCTATTCATTTAGTCTTGGGATTTCTTTGCTTGGAAATCTGCCCATTTCAATAAACTTTACCCGATATTACTTACTTCTCTTAGACTTATCC